TTAGATCAAATTCTGTTCTATATACTCCTTCAATATCTACATAAGAACCAAAAAAACCACTAGACAGATAAAAATCACTCCCGTCCTCATTATTAGGTGGGACGGGAGATACTGTAGATGGTGATAGTGGTTCGTTATCCTCAATAGAAAAACCAAATAGTCTTGCCATAATTTATTGTTGTCTTTGATTGACCTTTAGACTATTTATGCTTCCTCAGTTGTAGGTGCCCAGTACTGGACTTGGAATTCTACAGTGAATTCCTCAATGGTATCTGAGGTATCATATGAAAGATCAATCTGAGAAATATTAGTTGGGAATAAACTATAGAACTTATAGGTATGTGCTGTTTCTAAACCAGCTCCAGAAGTTGCACCAATATCACTAGCGGATCTCTTCAATTGCTTGACGAATACATCTCTCATGTAATCGTTAGGATTGACTGTACCGCTTCCATCTTCATATTGTGCAATGTACTGCATCCAAGTTTCCATTGCCTTGCGGATCTTGAAGTCTTCATCGTTGATTACGGTTACAGTCCAAGTATCAAATGTTCTGTCCCCTGCAACCTTGAAGATTCTGCCCCTGAATGGAACATCAATTGATGCTACGTTAGATGCAGGGAGAGCAGCTGCCTTACAGAGAATTGAAAATTCGTCTGGATCGAATTCTCCACCACCTGGAATTTCTGTTAGAACAACTTCAAATAGATTGGGGCGAGCTCCGCCGCCCTTCAGCACTGATTTAAACTTGCTGATTGTAGATTCTGCCATTTTTTAGGTCCTCCTTATTGTACTAGTTAGTAGGGATCAAACAGTACCAGCAACTTCTTCAAACGCTACACCAGTTCTGGTTGCAACGAATGTTAGAGTTACGTAGTTAATGGACTTCGCAGGCTTCAGGTAGATGTCTGCTCTAAATTCATTGTTATCAATGACATCTGGAGTGTTGTTTGTGGTATCGCAAACAACGAGGAATCCATAAAGACCTCTCTTAGCCTGAACATCACGGAGGTATGGTTCAACAATGTTTCTGAAGTTTGCTCTTGTCAGTTCATCGTTCAATTCAAAGAGTTGAGCTTGTGCTGCTCTTTGAAGTGCTTGCTCAACTGTTAGGAACAGACGACGAACGTTGATGCGATCAAATGCGGATGCATAACCGAGAGCGGTCTTATCTCCGAAGAGAAGTGTTCCGAGTCCAGGTTGAGTTACAATAGAGTTAATTCTCAGTGGATAGAGAATGTCTCTTTGCGCTTTAGTTGGGTTGTATGCAAGTTTAATTGCATTGTTCAGAATTCCACGTTGCTGACCTGCAGGTGAGAACCATGGATAAGCAATAATATTTGTGCGGCACATTAGACCTGCGACATCAGCGTTACATGGGATGTAACGGAACTTATTATTAAAACGGTCGTAAGTATATTTGTAACCACTATCAAAGATTGCATATGAAGAAGATGATAGGGAACTAAAGAATCTTACCAGATTATTAGTTTGTGTAGTGGTATTTGTGAGACCAATTAGATTTGCTTTATGGGCACCAATTGTAGTCACACAATCCTTTCTTCCCTCTGCAATAGAAATTAGATATTGTGCTTTTGCTTGAGAATCATTTTCGGAATCCATTCCAGGACCCATGATGATGTAATCTACTTGGATTTCATCCTTGTTTTGGAATAATCCATATGAAGTGATCAAATCACCAAGAGTTGCTTTCATTCCATTTGATGTCGAATAATCAACACCACCAGTTAGTGTGTAAGTTTTGTTTCCGATAGCACTAAAGGTTACACCTTGAGTTTCTACTCCCCAAACACCCTCTGAAGTTGTATATGGAGTAAATGCAGTAGAGAAACCAGTTGCAACTGGAGTTGTTCCCCAATACGCATCTGCTGCTGTTGATGGATTTCCACCAGCGTAAATTTGATTTGAGAAATCTGCAAGATACTGCTCGTACCAGATTTTTTGTGGTGAATTTACAGCGGAGATTGCATCAAGAGCTTTAGAAACGCTAATGTGCTTCTCAAGGAGAGTTCCTTGGTTGCCAGTGACAGTTCCAAGGTCATCAACTACAACAACGTGAAGCGCATCACCTTCACTATTTCTTTCCAGTGAATATCTATTGCTTATTGGTTTTGGAGCAATACTCTTCCAGAAAATCGTTGTATTGGTTAGACCAAGAGTTTGTTGATCATACCAATCCTTAACATCTTTAGCGTCAAACTGACCAGAACCAGCTGGTCCAGGACCAGTACCTGTGTTAATGCCAGAATTATTGACGAAGAACAATGTATCATTTGTTTCAAATGATGCAAAGTTAGTATTTTGTGCATAATCAATTTTGGTTTCAGTTCCAGCAGCGGAAACTCTACCAACAACTTTTACTGCAATTGTACTGTTGCCATTAACAGCATCAGTTGTAACGCCAGTAATAATACCTTTTAAATGTCCATCAAAAAGTGTGGTTAATCCAATACCTGGAATAGTAAATCCGTTTAAGGCTGAAGTAACACCATATCCAATGATTGCGCCAGCTTTGTTTAAGTTGGTTGTGGTAATACCAATAATTTGGTCCGCTAAGTCATCAATAACACAAACTTTTAAATTATTTGCCCAAGCTCCTGGGTTCTTTGCAGCAAAGGTGAAGTTATTTCCTTCTGAATGATTATTGGTATAATCATCATAGTTGTCAATTTTTAAGGATGAGGTGTTTGCGGCACCAACTCCAGCGTTTGCGTTGTTGAGTGCTGCACCGCTGGTTCTGACAACCTTTAGAACACCGCCGTATGAGAGATAGGATGATGCACTCATCCAGTACTCATATTGGGAATCTGTTGAGAGTGGTTTTCCGAAAGTTGCAATTAAATCTTGCTCGGTTGCAATATCAACTGGATAATCAACAGGTCCAATTGGGAAGGGACCAGCGATAACTCCAATATTATCTAAAACATTATCAGCTCTTCCTACTGTTAAATCAACCTCTCTGACGAGTACGCCTGGAGATAATTGAGGAGTCGCCATGTTTTTCTCCGTGAATCTCAGTTTATCTACAAAATATTTATTAAAAACTTACTTTACACGGGGGAATCGTGACGTGAATTTATCACCAGTCAGGATATTCCCATTTATCAAATACTGTAGATTGTATTCTACTTAGGACTACACGTTTTATCGTACATTCTTTACATTCATAGGAGTATGAAGAAGCAACTGCCCCCCTATCTTTCCTTGTCCTGTAAAATCCATCTATAAGATTTTTCATTTCGCCACACACTCTACATTTTCTGTCTGAGAGAAGTAGGTGACCTAGATTTATCTGCTTATCTAATTCCATTAGGTTAAGTAATCCCACATATATGCTCTATCACCATACTCATCAACAAACCAACGATCTCCATCACTATCAACAAAACTTTCCTCACCCAAACCATCAGAAATAAATCCAAAAGGTGCCATGTCTTGTTCTATTTGATTTTTTTGCTCTTCATATAATCTTTTCCTAACGTCTTGATCTGTGAGTTCTTTAAAGTAATCTTGTGCAACCAACCAGGCGTAAATTACCAAGCACATTGCCAAGTCATCATTACATCCTTCTTCAGCCTCAAATGAATTATGTTTCTGGACAAATGTTGTTAATTCACTTATAATTTCATAGTCACAAATAAAAAGTTTATCCTCCTCAATCATTGTCTTTAGGTTTAAAGAACCGACTTTTTTTACGGTCTTTGACATCTTCACTCCCAACTGCGTCTTCTTCCCAGAAAAACCTTGACCAACAATTTGACCTGCTCTACCTCTCATTGAACACATCAGTAAGTTATTATATTCTAAATCATATTGAATGATGCTAGCTACTTGATCTCCCACATCATTAACCTCACATAAGATATATGAGTTGTTATAACTTTTTGCAACATCATAAATTATTGATGGAAATAGCATGGGTTTAATTTCATTGTTGCGATATTTTGCAACAACTTTATGTGGAAATTGGGTTATGTCAATAACTGTAAATGCAGAATAGTCATTACCAACACCTCTAGCAACATCAACTGTTATTAAATAATCGTGTTCATCAATTGGGTCTTGATGAACGTCTAACCCAGCACTTTTAGTTTTGGGAATATCATAAACCAGATTCCTCAATTTACTCGGTGCAATTAGGGTATCTACAGATCCTAAAAATTCACACTCAAACTCAACTTTGAATTGTTGCTCCGAAGTATTGTCAATAGTCTGTTGTTTCCATTTTTCATCTCTACCTGGAACTTCTGACCAATGAACATCGGTACATACAAACTCACTTCTACCTCTTTCAGCATCGTGCCACATTCGGTAGAAATGATTCATACCTTTTGGCGTAGATACAATTATAACTTTTGTACTTTTACCAGAAGAAATTGTTGGATATACTGAACTGAAAAATTCATCAGCAATGTGGTTAGGAACGAACGCAAATTCGTCCAAGAAGATGATGTTGAATGACATCCCTCGGACAGCAGATGCGGATGTTGATGCTGCTAAAATTTTAGATCCATTCTCCAATTCCAATGAACCTTTGTTCCAGGCAATAATTCCCTGCTGCATCCATTTTGGAAGATTCTCATATGCAGTTTGCAGCCTGTCCAAAAGTTCTCTTGCAGTTGCTGCTTTGTTTGCAAGAATGCCAATATTTACATTGTCGTTAAAAACAGCATAATGCAACAAAAAAGATACCACGGTGGTAGATTTACCAGTTTGACGTGGCATCTTACAGATATTAAATCTGTGATTGTGGAAATTTTTAATTAGTTTTTCCTGAAACCCATATGGATGAAACTGGACCAAACCCTCATCGAGAGAGATGATCTTCACATAATTATTTGCAAAATAAACTGGATCTTCCTTACATTTTATAAACTCAAGAATTTGATCTTGAGTAAATTCAATAGCGGTATTTGCCTTTTTTAAATTAGGATTACCAAGATATACATCATCAGCCATAATATAAACCTCTTAATTAATTACAATTCCAACGACGTAGTGCTTTGTTAATTCTGCTATCTGGATCTCGTGAAGTTTCTGCAGAAGTTAATTTATTTTTCATTCCTTTCATTCTTCTACAAAAAGACTTGCGACGATCTGCTCTTTTGCCAGTTGGATCTTTTTCAGTTACTGCAGTTTGTAGTTTTGATCCTGGGTTTTCACTACGATATGCATTAACTGCTTTCTGACTTAAACCATCCGTTTTATCTTTACGATTTACTGACTGCCAATCTTCCCCAATAGTTTTATTATTCAGTAAATAATTTTTATCCCTGTCAATTACAATTACTGGAGATCCTGGTTGATGATCTGCAAGATTGAATTGAAGAACTCTTGATCCAGGATAAACTTTTTGCATTTCTTGTTCCACATCCTTTTTACTTGGAACTGTGGTTTGTGGGAAAAAGACTCTTGACATATAAGTTTTACCTCTCCAAGAAAGTAAAACCGCAATTATATTGCCAGTCTTTGTTTGAATACGAGTTGCCTCAGAAACTTCAGATTTAATTGGATCTGGTTTAATAAGATCAATAATTTCAGCAAAAGTATTTCCGTCTGCGTCTTCAATTGTCACATCTTCTTTTTTTACGCAACGATTATACTTTTTACCAAATAATTTTTGAGTTCCTTTTTTCTCATATCCTGGCCAACACTTCATCTCATCCAAAATTTTATCAACCATTTTTTGTTCTTCCATTTCACCGCCAGTTACATAATCTGCTGCAGTGTCAATATAGTCTGATGCTTTAGTAATTTTTGATTGAACCCACGCCTCTAGATTACCTTCACCCTTTCCAACTTTCATTTGAAGTCTCTTAATTGCATCCATCATTGTTTGCAATTCGGAACGAACCATTGAGTATTCTTCATCTTTAACTGAAACCTTATCCCACGTTTGTTCTCCATAAGAACACTCTGATCTTGTTTCTCTCTTATCACATAAAGGACAATATCTTTCTTCTTCGTGCATTTTTGCCTCCGATTTAGTTCCCCAATTATCAGCACCAACTTTACGACATTTGACTAATGCTCCAGATGCATATGCACTTGGCCAAACGCTATAACGAGACTTTACCTTATGATAGCAGGCATCTTTTTTACCACTAGATTTACCTGGATTATCTTTCGCCTCTTGGATATCTGTTTCTTCTTTCATTTTCTTTTTTGGTGAATTAGTGGAAACGTAAGTCGGTTTTGCGGCACCTGATTTTTGTTGCTGACCAGGATCTGCTGCTTTTTTTCTTCTTGCTGCAGAAAGTCTCTCTGCCTTAGTCATACTCGCTCTTTTAGCAGAAGATACGCATTTAGGCACTCCCTCACCAGGTTCATCGCTGGCACAAGTGCCACCAGTTACAACATTTACCCAACCAGACTTTCCATCCTTTGATTTAGATTTACCAAACCAATCACGAAGACCTTCTTCATTAATTTGTTCAATCCAATCATCAGGAGTTTTTTTATTCTTATCAACGAAAGCATTGTGCAATTGTTTTGCACTCATATCATGTTTTTTCATAATTTTTCGCATAAGATTATCAATCGAATCATATGAAGTATTATCTAAATTTCTTAATCCAGATTCTAGTTCTTTGACTGCACTATCTTCACAACCACAATGTTCTTTGACATCTTTAAATTTTTTATGATGCTTTTTAGCATCTGATTCCATTTTTTTTAGACGAGTATAGTAGTCTGGAATTTCATCTAAATGCTGAAGTGCAATATCTCTAGCAAGTTCATGATCCTTAGTGTGCTCATGCTCAATAGGCTCACCCATATCCAGTTGCTTTTGTATGAAAGAAACTTCAAGACGATGTTTCTTTGCAATTTGCTCTACTGTTCTGTGGGATTTGATCTTGGGCATTATTCAACTGATTTTGATTTAGTATCTTCACCTTTTGCTCTTTTCTTTCTCCCCGCACAATGGGCACGTTGAGAAAATCCTTTTGGATTAGAACAATCAATACTCTTTTTATATTTATTGCTCCAGTCTTCTTGGAATTGCTTAAACGTTTTCATTTTGAGTTTGTTGCTTTAAAAACCTTGCAAGATCTGCTGTGGATCCAACAAAAAGAGCATTATTAACAGTTGTTG